CTTCGGTTGCTTATGCTTTCTAATGACAGCAATAGCTTCCGTTGACACACGGGGTCTTCGATCTTAACACAGGAGACATTACAATGGGTACACCACGTACGAGAGACCGTTCCGAATTAGACGGTTATGGCAACTATCATGAGGACCATTGGCCCTCAGGATCTAGCTATAACTATCCCGCCTTAGTTAGGCGTTATGAGGAACGGATGACTGACGTGGTTACACCGAACTTTCGTGCAATAATTGCGAAAGGCGGCATTGTGAATAACTCTTGTTCGTATGTGAAGAACACCATAACCTGTACAGGTTCTGGGTCTGGCGCACACAACAACCCTAGTAACACCCAGGGTTGGACTAGCTATGGATATCCGACGTCTTATTCGGCGCCGGTAAATCCAGATGCTACGTGGCCTCAGATTGCTTGGGTCAAACCGAGCGTGAAAACCGTTGAGCGTGCAAAACTTGAAGCACTCTCGCGGGTTGATTCTTCGCAATACTCCTTTGGCGAAGATACTGCAGAGTTGAAGGAAACTGTTCGTTTCCTGAGACATCCTGTGGATTCTTTGTTAGGTTTAACCCGTAGTCACCAGAAACTGCTTCGCAAGATTAGCCGGGCGAAACATACCCGTAATCTCTCTCGAAGTAGGCAGTTTGAAGCATCGTTGTCCAACGCCGCGAAAATGCGGTCGAGGATTGGTGCTTACTCAGGGAATGCTAAGGAACTTGCATCGGCATATGCTGATGTTTGGGCCTCGTACTCCTTTGCTGCTGCCCCATTGGTCCGCTCTTGTAGCGACGCCATTGAGGCATACCATACGATCCCAGATCGGGTCAATGTGTTAGGACGGTTGTCCGCACACTCTCGATCAGAGGATACATGGTCTGGTAACTGGTCGGGTCTACCACAAGTGGTAGGCGCGACTACTCGGAAGTATACTGTCTCCCGAGAATGGGTTGAATCCGTCCACGCTATGATCCTATATGAGGTAAAAAGCCCCATTAAGGATTTAAAGCAAGGACTAGGATTGAGGTCTAAGGACTTCCCTGTAACGATGTGGCAGATCTTGCCATTGTCGTTCATGGTTGACCGTCTCTATGATGTAAGTAGCTTTTTGAAGGCTGCCATCAACATAGGAGACCCCAAGGTTAAGATTCTAGCGGGTTCTATCACTACACGGCGAACGCTCAACTCGAGCATTAAACTGGATAGTGTGACGAACGCGTCTTGGCCAGGTAATACCACGGGCGAGACCGTACATGATGAACAATTTGTGTACGATCGAAATCCGTGGACCCCGTCCATCCGAGATGCGATCCCAACCTTTGAAAAAGGCGGGTTGATCAAGGATGCCACTAAAATAGCCGACACAATCTCCATAGCGGTAAAATTGCTGCTGTGAAGACGGCTTAACCTAAGGAGTAGACTATATGTCTCTCAAAACTGCTTCCGTCCTGAAGGACGGTACTGTCGCAACAACCGGTGGTACAGCCACTACTTTCATTGATAAAGGAACCAGTCCACAGGGTAATTCGTGGATCGGTATACTGGACGATGGGTCTGAATTTCTGGCCCAAAGCTCGGCTACCTTTACGGTGAAGGACCCTAAGGTCCAAAGTAGTGCTCCAAACGGGTACACCCAAGCGCGTAGTTCCGTTGTCCTGAAGGTGCCATTGGCACTGGATAACGGTGATTATACGCTTAACACGATCAAGATCGAATTGGCGGTGGATCATGAATCCACAGCTGCTGAGATCGAGACCATGAAGGTGTATGCGGCCCAGTTTCTACAGGACTCAGATTTTACTGAGTTCTGGACGAAACAGGCCCTTGGCTGAGTATTCAGTAACATGAACATCTTGTTGCTGATGGCTATCCTTTCGGCGCTTATGGCAGGCTTAGTAACCTACCAGAACGTGATCGAGGGTGACCTAAAGGTTACTGGTTCAACCAGCCCTTTATACTCAACGCCCATCTCCCCACTCGAAAGATAAGGAGTTTGGTTTGTACTAAGGTTAGTTCAACCGAAGTACGCTGTATAACTTTCCCATAGGAGATATTCCATGAGTAAGAAACACCGGACAAAGAAGCGACCGCTCTTTGACCCTGACGAAATCGCAACGCTGATTAGTCAGGCAATTGTAAGTGATCTCGCAGCCTCCGAACAGAAGTATGGAGATGCGAACGACCCGTTGGCTTACGCCAAGTACCGACAGAGTTCTGAAATACTCAAAAAGTATTGCAGTCCTAGTCAAGATAAGGATAAGCTGGAGCAAGAAACCTTCGAGAAATTTAAGAAGGTCAATGCGCACATGCGAGCTATCAATAAGAAGCTTTTACTATCGCTTCCTTGGCATCTCAAATGTATACAGCGAAACCATCCTGAATCATGGAAAATCCATGTTAGGGCTCGTGCATTAATACACGAGGTTTTGACACCGTTGGATGAAGATGAGTGGTTCAAGGAGTGTAGAAACTCCTCGGGCTCCACGGTTGGTGTGTCATACTCTGATACATCAGTCGAGGCAAAGTTCACCTTCCCACTGACGGTCACTGCGGGTTGTCTGCTTCATTGGCAACGATACAGGTTGTTTAATCCACAGTTAGACAAGGCAATCCAGATCTGGAACGCCGAAAATCCGACTACGGATCCTGTAGTTGTTATTGAAGGATCACGCGCCTCAACGGTTGACAAGACCACTCTAATACGCAGGTTCATTTGCGTAGAGCCAACGCTGAATATGTTTCTTCAGCAGGGACTCATGTATGCATTATATGCACGCATGAAGAGATATGGTCTAGATGTAGAGACGTTACCTGACACGAACAAGAGGCTAGCCTACGAAAGTTCAATACATGGCAGAAACGCCACGATTGACTGGAGTAGTGCCTCTGATTGTGTTTCGATCATGCTGCTGAAATGGCTGTTGCCATTTAAGTGGTACTCGAAGATATATGCCACCAGGTGTCATTCCGTCTCCTTAAATGGGGAATGGGTGTATCCTGAGATGGTAAGTACCATGGGTAATGCGGTAACTTTTCCGCTTGAGACTCTCATCTTCTGGGCATATGCCCACGCTACCCATCATACACTCACTGAACCAGGTTCTAATTCTCTTTTCAAGGAATTCGAAAAGAGGCCTGGCGATATTTCAGTGTTTGGTGATGATTGCGTGGTTCCTTCATGGATGGCAGAAAAATACATTGCCGTCATGTCGGAAGTTGGGTTCCTAGTCAATGAAGAAAAATCTTGTCTAGGCCCCATGCAGTTCAGAGAATCTTGCGGGGGTGATTACCTCGCTGGGTTCGATGTCAGGCCTTTTAACTTAAAGGCCCCACAATCAGACCGACTAAGTAGTCTTGAGCCTTGGCTGTATATAGTCATGAATCGTATGATTCCGAGGTATATTTCATACTTCGGTACGACCAGCTATGTATACGACAAGGCTTTGTGGACTGTCTTAGAACGTTTGTTTCGGCGGTATAAGCTAGAGTTAAAGCTTGTGCCGTCCTTCCTGCCGGATGATGCCGGGGCGAAGCTAGGTTTCGACCTGCTTCGCTTCTACCGACACTATAGGTTTCGTTTAGCACCTATAGCTAGGAGTCATCATGGGACTATCTCCTTCCAATATTGCCGTTTCGTCTACCGTGAAAGCGGTATTCGGGCTGGTAATATTAGATTATCGCTTTGGCTACAAAAGCCAACGATGTCTAAGCGGAAGAAAGTTGGTCCTGTTGATGATACATATCAAAAGCGCAGGAAAGGTGGTTACGTTGTTGCGAAGGGGG